TAATAGTAAACCAGGGCGGCACCGATAGCGGTAAAACCGTTTCAACTATCAAAGTACTTCTTAAAAAAGCTTTAGAGCCGAAGCTTAAGGACGTAAAAGCGGACCCGGAAGGCTTCGTAATAACGGTAGTAGCCGAAAGCGTACCGAACCTTAAGAAAGGCGCCCTGCGTATAGCTGAAAGTATAATAGAAAGCAGCGATACACTGAAGCGAGCTATAGAAGCTACCAATAAAAGCGACCGCACGATAACGTTTAAAAACGGTGTCCTGTTAGAGTTTACCAGTTATGAAGATATTGAACAGGCGAAGCAGGGTAAACGTAAATACCTTTTTATTAATGAGTGTCAAAAAGTAAGCTGGTTAATAGCCTGGCAGCTGATAAAGCGTACACGTATACGGGCTTTTCTGGATTATAACCCGTCCGCGCCTTTCTGGGCACACGCCGAACTTATAGACAAGCCAGACGCTACCGGCGAACACCGTAACGACCTAAACAAAACGGTGCGCTTAATTTTAAGCGATCACCGGCATAACCCTTTCTTGACAAAAGACGAACACGACAAAACCGAAAACATAAAAGATAAAGACCTTTGGCGGGTATACGCGCGGGCGTTGACCGGTAACCTGCAGGGCTTAATTTTTCCGAACTGGAAACCCGTACCGCTTGAAAAATACCCTACCGTAGATGGCGTATTTTGGGGCGTAGATTTCGGCTATGAAAACGATCCTACCGCGCTGGTTAAATGCGTGAAAGTGGGCAATAGCATTTTTATACAGGAAATAGCTTACCAGAAAGGCGACATACCGCCGATAGTCTTACAGCAAATACTTATTTCGCATGGCTATTCAGACGACCAGCCGTTATACTGCGAACACGACCCGGACCAGATACGGCAGCTTCGGCTACTGGAAATTATGTCTATTGCTGCGCGGAAGGGTCCCGGATCCATTAAAGCCGGTATACAGAAAGTAAAAGAGTACGATATCTATTACACTGATAACAGTAATAACATTAAAGAGGAAATAAAGCGGTATATGTGGATGGAAGACCCGGAAACGGGTAAACCTACGAACGTACCGAAGCCTGGTTATGACCACGCCTGCGACGCTACCAGGTACGCAATTTATAGCCATTTCTACCGTGATAATTAAATTTTGTATTAATTTCCATACATTTACCTAAGATATGCAGACATTTTTAGCTGTTTTATCCGCTTTATGCGTTTTTCAAATACTTAAACATACGGCTAACGTGCTGATAAAAACCTACTGGCATAAATGAAGTTTGTTGATAACTTTTTTGGTACTATAGCGGGTAACAGCATTATGCGCGCGCCCACTGGTATAGACTTCATACCTAACGGTTTCAACGGCGAAACGATAGACATTAAAGGCGCAGGCGCGCAGTGGTGGGGCCTTGCTTCCAGAGATATGCAGTTAAAAGCGTATTGTTTCTGTAGCCCGTTATCGTCCGTCATTGACAGGCTGGCGGAATGTGACATAAATGGTAAGCCCGAAATATTACGCGCAGGCGGAAAGGGTAAAGAAGACTTCGCTACCAGCGAATACGCTAAAAAGCTTAACGCCTTGTTCGCGCAACCGAACCCGCTGCAAACCTGGTCACAGTTTCGCGGGCAGCAGGTAGTGTATAAAAAGATTTTTGGCTTCTGCCCTGTTTGGCCTATAATGCCAGCCGGGTTTACGGACCCTTCAGACGCTTATCAAATATGGAATTTACCGCCGTGGTTGTTTGACATAGACGCTACCCGCCTACTGTTAAAGCAGAAAAACATTAACGGCATGGTTAAAAACTGGGTAGTAAACGTACTGGGCGACCGTATAGAAATACCAGCCGATAAACTGTTTTTCTTAGAAGACAGTTTTTTACAGGACGAAGTAAGTTATTTTTTACTACCTAAAAGCCGTATGGTCGGGCTGGATATGTCGGTATCAAATATCTGCGCGTCGCTGGAAGCTGATAACGTTTTATTGAAGAAAAAAGGACCACTGGGCGCGTGGACACACGACGCCGCGGCTACGAAAGACGGCGTAGCAGGTTACCTGCCGTTAACGGCAAAGCAGAAAATTGAAGTACAAAGCGACCTTGCCGAATACGGGTTAACGCTGGGACAATACCAGTATATCGTAACGCGGCAGGCGCTTAAGTGGCAAGCTACCAGCTTTGACGTTAAGCAGCTGGGCACTAAGGAAACAGCGATAGCCGGCACTAAAGATATATGCCACCGGTATAACTACAGTTATACGCTACTGGAAGAAAGTGAAAGCACTTTCGCGGCTAACGGTAACCGGGCGCACCTGTCTTTATACCAGAACAACGTTATACCAAACCGGTATAAAGACGACGACAAGTATAGTATGTTTTTCAAGATGAAAGAAAATAACTGTAAATTAGTTTCAGATTTCGACCATTTACCGGTTATGCAGCTGGCAAGACAAGACGCCGCGGCTACGTTGAAAATAGAAACTGACGTTTATATGAACCAGTATAAAAACAGTATAATTACTTTCAATGAGTTGTTAACCCGGCTAGGACTGGAAACGCGCGGACCTGAATTTGATGTATACTATAACCAGACAGCAGAATATGCAAACGAACAGCAACAACAGTCAATCACAGGTAACCAAACTGGAAACGCAGCTTAAGACGGTGAAAGACGAAAAGATAAAGGCGGAAATTCAAAAGAAAATTGAAACCTTAAAAACCGGTAAACCGGTAACAAAATGATAACCTGTAAAGAACTTAACAAGACGTTCGCCGCTAAAGCGCAGCTGTTTGCGGCGCTAATAGCTGAAAAAGGTAACTTAATATCGCTGAAGAAAGCGACTATTAAGACTACCGACGACGTAAGTTTCGGGTTACTGCGCGACGCTACTACGGTTAAAGCTGAACAAAAAGACCTTGGTTACGGTGACTACATTTACCCGGTTATCAATACTACCCTTTACCTGGACAGTCATAACGACCTGCATTTAAACGGCATTTGGGATAAAAGCGCGAAGGATCAAAACGGTAAAATTCATTACGTCGTTAACCATGAGTTAAAGATAGGTAGCGTTATAGCCTACCCTAAAGACGTAGAAATAATGGTTAAAACGTTACCCTGGTCCGCACTGGGTAAAAGTTATTCAGGCGATACTGAAGCCCTTATTTTCAAAGCAAAGCTTAGTGAGAAAAGCCAGAAAGACGCATACCTGGCGTTTAAAGACGGTGAAAATATACAGCAGTCCGTACGGATGGAGTATGTAAACATTGACCTTGCGATAGACAGCACGGATAAAGAGTTTAAACACGAAAAAGCTTTGTTTGACAAGTATATGAAGGTTATGGCGAACCCGGAAGTAGCTACAGAACGCGGCTATTTTTGGACTGTGAGCGAAGCAAAGATATATAAAGAGGGTAGCGCGGTTTTATTTGGATCAAACGACGCTACCGGCACACTGTACGACCTAAACGACACTAAAGCACAGCCGTCGCAAGACACTGCGCCACAGCCGTCAATTAACATAAAACAATTACTTCAAATTTTTTAAAAATGAAAAAAACATTTCTAAAGTTTAACCCGGCTAACAGGTACGCGGCGCCTATTGTGTCCCGGCGTTTAGGGTTTAAAGCTTTCATAAGCCAGGCTTACCGGTCACACGGCAAAACCGTTGAACTGAAAACCGACGGACTGGAAGGCGACACCCTTAAATTCGTTCAGCAGCTTAACGCGAAGTTTGCTGAACTGGGCGGTATTGTAAGCGTTGAAGACTTCAACGAAGCCCTGAAAGGTATTAAGCCTGAAGGCTATGCCACTATTGACGAAATGAAGGTACAGATTGACGCTTTAAAAGCGATCCTTAAAGAGCAAGGTATTACTATTTCCAGTTTGGAAGCAAACGGAAAAGTAGACAATAAGGATATGACTTTACGCGGACAGATTAAAGCCTGGCAAGAAAGCGACGAAGTTAAAAAAGCTTTGGCCGCTATCAAAAACGGGTCACAGGCAATGATACCTGAATTTGTTCTGGATATGAAGGCTATGGCAGCGGCTAAAGTAGCGGCTACTATGACTTTCGCCACAGTAGACGCGGGCGCGTCTGCTTATCTTCCTGTTCCACAGATTGACACCACGGTAATAGACCTGGTACGTATTCAGCCTACTTTTTGGGATTTCATCCCTAAAGGAAGGAC